CTTCGTCTAAATGTTCTTCTTTTTGAAATCCTAGTAATTGTATTTCTTTTTCTGTCATATAACAAATATAAAAAACATCTTTTATTTAATCAACTACACAAACTTTTTTCTTTTTTTATATTTATTAATGATATGCCATCAGTTATTAATATTAATACTTTAAACGGTCAATTTCCTTTTGATGTTTATACATGCGATACTGGTTACACGACTTGTATATATATTTCAACAATAAATGGAATTGATCTTCCCTATCAATTTACAGTTCCTACAGTTCAACAAGGTATGACCTCTATAGGACTTAAAGTTGTTGATGAAACTGGATGCATAATTCAACAAAACTTAACAATTTAAAATGGCTTGTAATAATTTAGGTTTATTTGCTCTTGACACTTCAGTTAGTTTGGATGTTTGTATGTCTGCAAGAACCACTTCAGTATATGGTGTTAATTTAGTATTAGGATCTACATTATATTCAGACCCATTTTGTACACCAGGTAATGAATTTCCAACATTATCTTTAAGTGATGGTTCTAAACTTTACACAACAAATTCATTAGGAAAAATTGATTCTATTACTGATTGTCCTTGTAATTATTTAGGAACTTTTTCATCGAATTCAGATCCTGATGCTAGTTGCTTAGGTCCATTTACCTTTGATGTTTACGGTTCTAACTTAAATGTTGGAAGCACAATTTTTTCTGATAGTGGTTGTAGTTCTCCTTATATAACAACTTTTATGTCAAATGGTGTTGACATATATTCTACTGATATTAATGGTGTTATAGAATCAATTTCTACATGTATTTGTAGTGGTTTAATTTGTGTTCAAAATGACCCAACATATGACGACACCTATGTAATTTCAGGTATTTACAATAGTCAATCATATTATACAGGTCAATCAACGGGTTATGTAATTTATTATTCTACTGGTGAAACAAGGTGGTGTTTAGCGCAAAATCTTAATGATCCTTGTGATCAGTTTGGTCCTTACGGTAGCACTTCTTCTTGTCCTGATTTGGACGATACTGTTATTTATTTTGGGTCTTGCACTACAACCACAACAACAATTAATCCTTGTTCTATATTAGATTTTGATGCAGTTTTTGATTGTTATGTTCCACCAACACCTTCAAATACACCAACATTTACTCCGACACCAACATTAACTCCAACACCTTCATCCACTAATCCTTGTGGTGGAAGACTTATGGAATCTGAAATTTTTCTTGTTTCATCAAGTCCAATGCCAACGCCGACGCCAACACCGACGCCAACACAACAAATTGTTAGACCTTGTAATTTTTCAGGAGAAGCAATTTTTAATTCTATAAACGAAATAATAAAATGTTCTAATAGTAAAAAATTTCAAGATTGTTTTACAGGTGTTTATTTTTACACCACAGATTCTTTATCTTTATCAGGTTCAACATCTTTAAAAGAAAATTATGTTTATAACGCCACAATAAATAATCAGGTTCATTGTGTGATTTTTCAAGGATTAGTTTCCAACATAAGTGGTGTAGATATTATTGATTTAAATTATGAGGTAGGCGATTCGTTGACAGGAGCTTGCTTAGATTGTGTGGTTATTCCATCTCCAACTCCAACTCAAACAATTACTCCAACTCCAACAATTACACCATCTGCAAGTCCTTGTGTTTCATATGAATATAGAGTTACTAATTTAAGTCCTGAAAAAATCACGATTAAATACGTTAATTGTTTTTCAGAGATGCAAATTAAGACAATTGATGGAAACTCATCAATTATTGTATGTTCTTCTATTGCAATTTCTACAGGAAATCCTCAGAATATACAAGTAGAACAACTTCCTTCTGTTTGTAATTAAAAAAAAATATCGCCTAAAAAGACGATATTTAATATTATCAGTATTTTATGTAAAATATTATTTCCAAATTTCTTTTGATTTCATAAAACCTAAAACACAAGTATAAGCATCTGTTTGATCAAAATTTTCTTTCTTTAGTGTGTTATTTTTTGTGTATAACCATTTGATTTGTGGTTCAAGTTTGGACACTTTTTCCCATATAATCATTTTTTTATCAACATCTTTAGGATAACCTCCAAAAAGAACATATTTTTTTTTGTCGTTTTCTTGCACTAATTCAGGAAAAGCAAATTTTCTTGCATTGTAAGTTGAAACAAACTCAGGTATAATTCCTAAAACATCATATATTTCTTTAAATATGAAACTATTAAACCTAAGAAGTGTTTGAATTGTATAAACATTATTTGAATTAATCAGGGGTTCTTCAATTACAACTCTAACTATACCTAATGTTTTATATTCTTTTAATTTTCCTGAAAAAACTTCTGATTTTAAAAGCAATTCTTTTAATTTGTCTTCATCATTGTCAACTTTTGGTCTAGGTGATATGTGAGTTAATTCTAATAACTCTTTTGTTTGTATGTCAAACAATGCCCAACCTATAGTTTTAGTTGACACATCAAGTCCTAAAACTTTTGGTGAATTTTTTAAATTTTTTGCCATAAATTATTTTTATACATTTAATCTAATTGAAATTTGTAAAAAAGAAATATTTTTAGAAATCTAACTTAATTACATATTGTTGAATCCCTTGTCTTAATGTTGGTGATTGTAGTTTTGACATCACAAGAACGTCTTTATTTTCGTCTAATAAAGCAATTTCAGTTACATACGATTTTTTTCCAAAGGTCCATGTAGGGTTTTGTGAAACTAAAAATTCAGTTGAGCTCAGATTGATTTTATATTTCATTTCATAAATAGTGGCTTGAATATCTGTTTCTAAATTTCCATAAAAATAATATTCATCACCAAAGTTTAATTTTGGTCCAACTGTATTTAATGGAACTAAATCAATAAAATTATTTAAATTGTAAAGTGGTGCAGAATTATAATTTGTGTCTGTAATAATAAAAGTTGTTCCTGTTAATGAATTTTGTGTAACGTATCCATTTATAAATTGATCTTCAATTTGGTTTGTAAAATTTATAATTCTCCAAGATTGAGGATTTGGTTTTTGACCAACAGGTGTTTTTTGAGCCAATATTTGAAACTCAGTTGCATAAAATCCTTGAGGGACCACACAAGAAGGGCAATGTGTTGTTGTAGTTGTAACAGGCATTAAAGTTGTGGTAGTTGTAACAGGCATTACAGTTGTGGTAGTTGTTGTATAAAAATGAGTTGTAGTTGTTGTTGTTGGTGAAAACCCTGGTTGAACTAAACAAGGGAATTCTGCACCGAATCTAACCGCCACATTTTGTGGTGTGTCGGGTGAACAAACGTTTTGAGTTCCAACAACACTTGTATAATAATTTGAATGTAAAGAATTTGTAAATTCGTTTTTATTGGATAATCTGTAGGTAACCCATAAAGTTTCTTGTGAACCTGTTAAAACTCCAGATGTATTTGAAGTTCCGCAAGTATTTGGTGTAATAAGTGAAATTTGAGGTGCTGGCAAGGTCCAATTTCTATTTGACTTATAAGATAATGCCGCAACAATTTCTTCATCGTCTATAACAATTGTTTGTGAATCAGGATATACTTTACCAATTCGACTTGGTAATCCGTTTATTTGTGGAAACGTATCCCAAAGATTATAATACCTTAATCCTGGTTGATTCATGTTAGTAGAAATGTTAGACTTTGTATATTGAACTTGAAAAAGGTTTTTCCCGTCAAATCCAGGAGGATCAACATAAAACGTTTGACCAAAACAACATTCGGGGTTTTTGTGCCACATTAAAGTTGGGATATGTAATCTAAAATTTCTCGCTTGTCCTTGTGTGTTTTCTGGATTTTGAGTATCAAAAGGTTGCATTGCAAATTTTTCGCCATAGAAAAAATCTATTGTTTGATTTGTATAATGAATTATTGCAATTGCTTTTTGGTCTTGTGGTGTGACAATTTTTTTCTCACCGAAAGAATTATAATAATAAACATCATCAGTAGATGTTTGAGAATTTGTAGTATAACCAAAAAATTCTTTTTGACCAAGATATTGTATAGAACCAAATTTAGTATAATCTTCAAATTGTGAAGAGATTAATCCAGCAGGACTTTCACTCCAAGGAATATTCATGTTCCATATTTTTACATCGAATTGGTCTGTATCACACACAGATTCAAAATCTATAACATTTTGAGCCCAATGTTTTTCTGGTGTGAAACTGTCATATAAAGGAACCATTTTTGGTGGATAAATTATTGCTCTTGCAATACAATCAACCGATAAATTTGTATAATCAGGTGTATTTCTATCTAATGTAAGTTTATCTTGACACACATTTATAATTCTATACGTAAGTGTTGGAAAACAACTAAATACGGATTTTTCACAATTAGGTGGTGGTGGAACGGGACATACAGGGCTTGGTGATGGTGTTAAACAAGGAGTTGCTGTTGGTGATGGTGTTGGGGTTGGAGATGCGCAAGGGTTTGTTGGTGTAAAAGATGGTGTAGGCGTTGGTGTAAAACTAGTATATGGTGTAGACGTATTTGTTGGCGTTGGCGTTGGGGTAGGAAGTCCTGTGCAACTACAATCACTTTTTGCCAAACCATCAAAATATATTGTTATGATGTCACCAATTTGAGGAGTTTTTTGATTCGAAGGGTCACAGTCAATTCTATAGACATTAATTTCATTTGTACCACTCAAACTATACATATCCACAACATAATTGGTGTAGAAACATACTGGTTGTTTGTAAATACCTTCCAATTTATAGTATTTGCGGTTGTATTCCCTGTGAAAAAACCTCTCATTGCCGCTCTATTAAAAACAGGTTCTATTTGAGAATCCATAAAAGGAATTCCATATATATTTGTTTGTCCCTGGTCAACAATATAGGGATATTTAATATATTGTCGGTTGGATTGTGGAACTCCTGAGCTATTTTGACTATTAAATTCTGGTTGTAAAATAACCGTGTCTGTCTGATTATATGTTGATGGAAGGGAGTTATAACTTATTTCACTATCTCCAATAGCAAAATAAGATATTCTGAAATTTCCTTCTGATAATCTCTGTCTACCTGTGTCTGTTACTCTTGTGTTAACTAACCCCGATGTATTTTTTATAATGTATGCCATTTATAAATAAATATTTTGTTTTTTATATTTGTGGTGGTGTTGGTATTGTTGGGTTCATTATTTCAAATTCACAACAACTACATCCGTTTATTTGTGGTTTGGTCATAGTAAGGTAATAATAACCAACAGCGTTTTTACAAGATCCGACAGGTGGGTTTATAATCAAATTTGTTGTTGACCCCGTTATAGTTTGATTACTAGAAAATGTTAAAGTTTTTGTAAATGTTTTTTGTATTTGTAATATTGATATTGGATTTTTTGCAGTGCAAGGTCCTGTCAATGGAATTAGATTTGTTGTTTGATTAATTAAAAGTAGTTGGAAACTATTACTAACTGTTGTATAATTATCATAAGTTGGTTGTGGTAAAATTCCTGCAGGATAGAAACTAAAAATTGAGGTCATTTCTAAGTCAATACTTAAGGTAACTCCTCCTGGTAATGAAGGGGCCGTTATTGAAAACGTGTCGTTATTATAATCTACTATCAAATTTAAAATGTATGAAGTTGGTAAATTATTTGATATTGTCACGCTAACTGTGTTTCCTACAATTCCGTTATTATCAATTGCTGTAACTGAATAATTTCCTGGAGTCAAATTGTTAAACATTGGTGATAGTTGATAGGATTGTCCTCCATTAATAGAGTATGAGTAAGGTATAAGACCCCCACTTGCAGTGGCTGTTATACTTCCAAGACCCCCACAAAGAGCATCGTTATCAGTTGCTGAAACAAAAACAGAATATCCTGTATTACAATCCCCTTCTATCATACTAACAGACCTAATATTTGAATTTCCTAAAATTTGCCAATTACTCAAAGGCGGATATGAAGGATCATTATTTATAAATAAAGTTGTTGGGCTGTATCCTGTAATAGTCCATCTTGATGGTGTTGATCCTGTATTCCAAAATAATAAATATTGACTTGTGTCTGAAGTCCAACTTTGTCTTCCGTTTATGTCTGTAGACGGATTAAATTCTATGTTTTGAACATTAAATGTTGGAACTTCAACATTTTCTCCAAAAGTTTCTATACTAAAACAAAGTTTATATTCATTTTCAGGATTCACAGGACTATTACAACTTCCGACATAAGATTCCATAATTCTAAACTCAGTATCTAAAGCGAGTTCCCATTCCGTAGTTCCTGAAGGGTAAAAAGTATTACCCGAAAATATATTATAAGGTCCTGATTGACAATCTAAAGATTGACAAAAATACCATTCTTGGTTTGCTTGATTCCAAAAAACATAACCTAAATCTTGAATTCCGTAATGTAAAAAATAACTTGGTCTTCCATTTTTAAGTCCTAAACTTTCACTGGTTATATAAACCACATCATTTATAACAACACCTGAAACAACAAAACACATATCTAATATTGTTTTTGTTTCTGCGGTTAAAACACACACGGTATTTGCAGTAAAATCACCATATGAATCTACAATTGTCGCACTGTATTCACCCACACCAACGTTTGTAAGTGCTGGAGCAAATCCTCCAATATCCCAACTTATGACGTATGGTGGTGTTCCTCCGGTTATTGATAAAGCAGCTAAACCATCAAAAGACCTATCAGTAGTTGGGTGATGTACAAAACATTGCACTCCCATGGGAAATATTGTTATAACATCGCATTCGTTTGGTCTTTGTAAAGTAGGTGTTGTAGATATTCCCATAATATGATAAATAATCAGATCTTTTGTTTTTGTATATATTCTTTCATGTTATCAATATATTTAATGGTTGAATTATTTTTATCAACATAATCAAAATAGGTAAAATCGTTTTTTAATTTTTCTATTGGGTCTACATTTATAAAATCTCCTTTATAAAATTTTGTGTTTTTTAAATTATCCGTAACTCCTGCCATATGTAAAATAGGTTTTTTTTCATATACTTCAACACTATCAGTCGCCCATGAAAAATCAAGTTCTTTTGTTATGATTGTTTGTTTGTTATCTAACCACAAATTCCATAATAAACTCCACATTTCTGCTGTCCAAAATTGAATCTCTCCTGGTGAAATTGGAAATCTTCTTTGATAATCTAACATTTGATTATATAATCCTATCGAATCCTCGTATATTTTTTCCCACAACTCATATGTTGTATTTTTTATAATATACTGACCTCCACCTGAATGAAGTCTATTTTTTTTAATTACATCAACATCAATTTTTACAACTTGTGCCATTTCTTCTAACAATTGATTTTTTGTTGAATTTGGGTGTTGTTGTTCATATCTTCTACAACAATCCAAAATATAATCATAACTAATGTATCCGTTTGTATCTGATAAATAACAAATATCATCTTCGACCATACTACCGAAATTTGGGAGTTTTCTAAATATTATATCTGCGTCATGAAGAAAAAATAACTTTCCGTTTTGTGGGTAATCTTTAATCCATTTAGAAATCAAGTATGGTTTTATTGATGGAATATAATTTTTTTTTCTTCTATTGTCGGAATAGTAATGAACATTTACTCCCATTTTTTTTAATTCCAAAGATTCTTTTGATGGTTCGTTGTTTGGTGAAACAATTGCAAAAATAATGTGAATGTTTGATGGATTTATGCCTTTTTGTATAAAATTATACACATATAACTTTGATTGCCAAATAAAATAAGAAACGTCAGGTTGTGCTGTAACAAAAAGAATATTTTTCATATTAGAAAATTAAATAAAAAAAAAACAAAGTGAATTTATATTTGTAATTTGACCTTGAGTTTCAAATCACAAAAGTTTTTTATATATCTTCACAATTAATGTTTTTTGAAAAGGTACATCCTGAAATATCTGTTATTATAATTTTTACTGCCGGTGCTGTATCAAACAATTGTGGGAGTGTAAATGTTATTGGAAATGTTGTCCCACTACTTAAATACTGACATTGATTGCCATAAACATCACAAGCAACACCGCTAAACGGTGGTGTTATATTTGAAGCAGAAGTTATGACTACTTGATTTGCCATTTTTCACCCACAATTTACACAAGATATATCATAATCAATAATTAATTTAACAATCAATTGATTATCTTGTAATGGATTTATTGGGACTATTTCACATCCTTTGGGTATATCTTCACATGTTGTAGTTACTGTTATTCTGTTTGTAACAATATCTATAGTTGTTCCTGATATACCTAAAAAAGAATCTAAAGTATTGATTATGGTTTTAGCCCATAATTGATCTGATGGATAATCTGTAGATCCGCTTGATGTATAAAATTCGGTCTGTGCAGATTGTGAACCAACACTTGCATATATAGAAAATACCGCCTCATTTATTACACAATTTGTGTCTCCTGTTGTTAAATCATAAAAACCTTCATAAAACATTGATCGAATGTTTCTTTTAGTAACAAGTCCGCTATTTTTAAACTCGTCAGAACATACATTATAATATCTATAATCAGAATATTTTTTTGTACCAGCCAATGTAATACTTTTTGTTAATGTACAGCCATTATTATCAATAACAGTACAACTGTAAGTTCCTGCAGTAAGTCCTGTCACAGTGCTTCCTGTTTGTGAATTTGACGACCCTCCACTCCAAATATAAGTAAATGGAGGTTTTCCTGTATTTACATAACTTGTTATTATTCCATCATTTCCAACAATAGGTTGGGTTGGAAATAGATTAAAAAAAACAGATTGGCTATTTGAAATAAAAACAGGTATTGTTTGGCTACAAGCAGGGGTACTAGAATCTTGTACTGTAAGAGTATAATTTCCGTATTTCAAATTTGTAAAAGTGCTTATAGGGGATGTGGTTGTTGTTGGATTATAGGTTGGTCCTGTTAGAGTAAAAATATAAGGTAGTGTTCCTCCTGTTGTTACGGTTGCTTGTAATATACCATTGTTTTGACCACAAGTAGTTCCTGTTGTAGAAGCCGAAACCGTAAACAAATTAACCGAATTAATACTTGTGGTTGCAGTATAAGTACAACCATCAGATTTAACTGTAACTAAATAATTACCATTGTTTAACCCATAAAAAAACTGATTCGAATTATTAATTGTTCCCGTTTGTTGAATTCCTGACGATCCAGATACTGAAATTTGTAAATTACTAGCGCTACTTAATCCATTATCCACTAAAACTTGTATTACACCATTATTTGTAGAACATACTGAGTTAGTTGTGTTTATGGCAACGCTTGTAAATGAATTTGGTGTTGTAAGACTTACTGAATCATATACAGTACATAATCCTGAGTCTGTTACTAAAAAGGAATAAGATCCACTTGATAGTCCTGTAAAAATTACTGAATTTGAAAATGTTATGTCAACTTGTCCTGTTGATGCACTAAAAAAATATGGCGGTGTTCCATTTACCACAATAAATTCAACCTCTCCATCGTTTTGAAAACATGTTGGTTGTTGTAATACAATAAATCCTCCTGATGAAACAGGTGTCACATTATTGACAGTAAATGATTGTGAACTAGAACATCTTGATGAATTAGTCACGGTGACATTGTAAGTACCTGCCGTTAGTCCTGTAATTGTAGATCCGCTTTGTGGTAATACAGATGGTGACCAATTTATTGTATATGCAGATAATGGTTCGGTTAGACCTGTTAAAAATATTTTACCTGAAGCAATACCCAAACAAGACGCATTATCAACCACATATCCACCAAACGAAAAAGGATTTGATGAATTTATAATTATCGAAGCCGTAATTCCTGTACATCCACCTCCATCATTAGCCACAATATAATAAGTGCCGGCAGATAAAGATGTAAAATTATAATCATTTGTTGTAGAAGTTGCAGATGTAATGTAATTATCAGAACCGTCATAAAGATAAAAACTTGTAAAACCATAAACACCAGATGTAAATCCCGTAATAGAACCATTATCAAGGCCGCAGGTTGTATGCGCCGAATCAATTGTTGCAGTAGTTCCTGTTGAAATATATACGGTTTGTATTATAGACCCTCCACCCCCATCAATTATTTTTAGAAAATACGTTCCTCCACTTGCACCAGAAAAGTAATATTCATATGGTGCGGTAAGTGCTGAAGTAGGGAGTGGGCATGGTGATGAAATACAACTCACCGCAAAAGGTGGTGTAGTTCCTGTAACTTGTAAAAACACTTCTCCAAGTCCTAAGTTAGAACAATCTCCAGTTACACTATATTGTGAAAGCGATATACTCATTAACCGTTACAAAAAACTTCAAAGTTTATTCCAAGATTCAACTCAAAATCATCAAAATTTGGCACACAATTGTTGTTAAAAACAACTAACTGTTCGATATCTTCATCAATATTATAACTATATCCACTGTTTAGTAAATTAGAAAATGTATTCTTAATACCTGTAATCCAATCTTGTGTTGATGGAGAGTGTCCAGTTCCTATACTTGTGTAAAATTGTTCTTGAGCAATTTGAACTCCATTGATTCTAATATCAACATACCAATTACCAATAGTTGTATTCAGCTGGCAAGTATTTGGGTTTATTTCTTGAGATATAAAAAATTGTTGTAATGTTTGATATAGAACAACGTCAAAAGAAGTTATGTTGGGATTTGAATTCCATGGATATAATCCACAAGTAACTTTTTGAACCGGACAATCAAGAACATAAAAGTTTGACACTAACTCACAAGGATCACAAGGTATTGGTAAAAACTTACATCCTTCTTGTCTTCTCCACACAAATTTTTGTCTATGAAAAATTGAATTTTCTAATCTTACTCCTGTGTTCCAAATTGTAGTTGCTGGAACCATTTGCTCAATTAAACGAATCCAATAATTACCCATACCATTTACAAAATCAATCATAGTTTTATATGTGAAATTATCATTTGGTATACCAGCTTGAGTCAAAGATTCTAAATACTTCCAATAAATTGATTCTAAAGTGGGATAACCTCCAGTTTTTCCATCAGTTATAAATTGTCGATTACGAGTATTAATCATATTTCTCCAAAATGTTTGAGCAAATTCAAAAAAAGTTTTTTGTTTTGGTTTTGGAATTATTGATGTCCAATCGATTCCTCCTAATTTTGGATATGGGTTTGATATTTGGCATGGTGATGGTGGTGTATAAAATAAACCTTGCTCAGGTATAGGATAATTTTTTTGTCTTGACATTGTCCAAACATCATAAACTAATCCTTGAGCCGGATTCATCATAATATCAACATTTTTAACATTCAAAGTTAAACAGTCTTCACTCACTGAATAATACGCATTAAAACCTCCATCAGAAGAAATTCTTAAAAAGGGAGTAGTATCGACCCAACTTTTTTTATTGTCTTGAACGTTTCTTAATTTGTATCCAAGATTCATATAAGGAAATTCTCTATATCTTTGTAAATATTCTTGTCCATAATTAAATGGAAGTAGTTGTGTTTGATAGTCAGGATTGTTTCCTGTAAACACAGCATTTGTTGGTATTGCGACTTCTGGCATTCTATGATCTGGGGTCGATTGATACCAACCTCCACCAACTTGAAAAAAATAATCTTCGGTTGGTGTTGGCATTTTTGGACATCCCACACTATCAACGGGATAATCAGTTCTTGTCGTTAAAACATTTGCATTTGTTAATGTGGTAGTAAATCCAGTGTATTGAATTCCTTGAATTGAAAAGACATATGTTTTATCTAATATTGGAAATTCTTGTGTAAAACTGCCCAAACTAATTTGAGCATATTGCTGGTTGAATTCAGACATATTAATTCTTCTATCTGCAATATAAATGTATTCATTAAAATCTATTAGAGCATCAGGAGCTCCTATCATTCTTAGTAAACATTCAATAGATTTTCTTGTTCCTTTCGATTTGAATAAGTATGCAGAATTTAAAATTAAGTTTCTATAAAATTGATAGTTAATCTCTTCAGGAGTCTGCCCAATTTGTAATCCAGGAAATCTGTTTGGTTGTGTGTTAAATACCGCCTGTAGCAATTCTTCTTGCGATATTGGCGAAAAATTAGTAACCCAACCTAAAGTTTGGGCTAAATTTTTTAAAAGTTGTGATGGTATGTCATTTTGAACTGTATAGTGAACACTGTTCATATTTCCAAGTGCAGTGATAAAAGTTCTTGTTTCGTCAAAACTTCTTCCATAAATCTGTAACAATTTTTCAAATTTTTGATCTGGCGTATCAAATTCTTTTAAAGCACCTGTGGTTAAAAATCTAGATATAATATTTGTATTGTATTCATCTAAGTTTACAGCAAATTCATTTATTTGCACAAGATAGTTGTCAAATGACACTGTCGATATGTCTAAATTCCAAACACCACCTCGAGGCCATGTCGCACTTTGTTTAGTAATAACATAACTTCCGTCTTCTTGTTCTATTGGAACGTAAAGTTGTGCGGTGTATGGTGGTGTAATGTTTCGATTTAACAAAAAATTTTCAACTGGATCAAAATCTAAATTAAAAACTTTATTAACTTCAAAATCATTTGGTCTAATTATTAGATAATCGTTTGTTGATGTAAGTCCACTAAAAGGATTTCCATCAACTATTATTTTTAAAGTAGTAGAGTTATTATCTGTGGGATATAAATAATTTAAAGGATATTGTGTTCCATTAACAAACAAAATATATTTTTTGTATTCCAATTTCATATTTCTTAGTGGTGAAACTTGAAATTCATTAAACATCATGTTTGTTTCGGCATTTATTGTGTAGTCAATTTCAAAAGGATTAAGTATTGATGATATGAAAATTTCTAAAGTAGTATCATCAGCATTTTTATCATATGAAATATTGAATGCGGTTGTTTGTTTTTCAAAAGTTGGTGTTGTTGAATTTACCTCTAATCCTGCGGGAAAATAATTTATTATTTTTGTAACTGAAACGGAAAATCTTTTTACCAAAGATCCATATTGTGTAAAATTAGTAACTTGAGATAAATCAAAGTTTGGATAAACTCTATAATTGTTTGCTAAAATTTGTAAAGATTCTTCTTGAGAACCGATGTTCATGGACTCCAAATTTATAGGATCTGAAAATGTTCCTATTGTAAAAGTTCTTGTTTTTTTTTCGCTTATGCCTGTTGTAAAATTAAAATTTGCTTGCGTTAATCCTCCTCCAGCCGTTAACTGAATTCCAACCAAATTGTTAGAAAATTGATTAGCAGCACTACTTTGTGGTGGACAATATATTTTTTCAAAATCCATTAAGCCGTTATATTATTAAAAGCTTTAGAGAAATCAATATTCTCACCTCGATCTTGTCTAACTTCATAAAGAAGCGAATTAAACTGATCTTTAATTTCGTATAAATTGTATTGTTTGTAAATATTATTATTTGAATCGTAAATAGTGTAAATACCGTCTTCGATTGATTTTGTTTGGTTGCCATAAAGCGCAATTGCCAATGTAGAAATGTCTTGATCTACTATTTCTATTTCTGTTGTAATTGGATTAAAATATGTATTTGTAATTACAATATTTTGATTTGGTTGGCCTATAAATGGGGTTGCGCTTGGTTTGTTTGTTGGTGAAGATGATGGAGATAATGTGCAAAACATCAAATTTGTGGCCCCTTCAACATATCTATATCTGATTGCTTTTTGAACGGTATTTGTTAAGTTTTGAATTACAGGTTCACAATAAAATGAAGATGTAATAATTCTAAAAAAATTTGGTATTTTTGTTCCGTCCGAATTCAAATATTCAACTCTAAAACCAACTAACCCTTGATTTACAAATTTGTTTTTATATTGAGTAGGAACATTATTCAAATCTATTATAATTCCTTTAACGTTTGGTAAAGCAGATAGTACACCACAATCAGTAATAGTTGTTCGTATTTCTGCAGGTCTTATCATCAAAGTGTATATTCCTAATTTATTAAACCGATCGGCAGGTAATTTCAAATTATATAAACCACCCAAAATTTCAATATTACTACCACCAGTGCTGTTGTTATTAAAATAAGGTCTTAATACATCTTGTGCATTCAATGTTGATAAAACAAAGTTTTGTGTGTCATCTCTTGATTCAGTATAAACCATCACAATTTCAACGTCTTCGGGACTTACATCCGACGGTCTTATAGTTCCATAATTTCCTGTTGCCATTTTTTTTCTTTTTTATAAATATTTAAGTTGATACTTTTTCTATTTTGAAATATTTGTATCCGTATTTTTGTAAATCACCCACGTTATCAACTTCACCTAATCTCATAACATTTTCTAATGGCGTATATTTACCTCTTTCAATATAAACATTAGTTAATATTTCTGCTTGATCAATAACATTTATTAAACCTTCATCTTTAGTTATTCCTGTCATTATTGTCTGGCCAGACACAAAACCATAAGAAGTTGCAAAGTATATTGTAAAATCTTCATAATCATGATATAATATATCATTAACAGTGTATGCTGTATAAATGTTGGTTGGGTCGGCTCCGTAAAATGTTCCAACACCTCCTGTTGATCCTGTGACTTGTACTCCCAAAATAAATTTTCCTCCAACTAAATTGTTTTTAGGGCCATATTGTGTCAAATCGTTTAAATTTGATTCAGTAAAACCTGTTATTGGGAATGGAACTGTTGTATAATTATATGAATAAAAATCATTAATATTTGTATTTGAATCTCCTGAAAAAATAAAATCATAACTTACAGGAGTTGCACTCCAACTTCCTCCTGCAGGAAAAAAAGTTAACGACCCCTGAGAATTTGGTATTGTTGCATTTGTAAAAGGAGTTGTTATTGGTTTTTGAACTTTGGATATTCCCCATGGTGAAGTGGCGGTTAATGTAATTATATAATTATTTTGTCCCGCAGGATAATTGTGTGTAAGTGGAGTGATTCCTAAAACGGGTTGTGTTGGTGATCCGTCTCCCCAATCAACATCAAAGGTCACTAAACTTAAAAATTTAATTAATTCTAAATCTGATGTGTTGTAAAATTTATAAGTATATGGATTTATTGTGTCTGCAGTTACAATAAAATTATTCAATACGTCTGCTTGTAAAACCATACCATCAAATGGTGAGTAGTAACCAATATCAATTGTTGTTTCTGTAATCATAATATTTACAGAAAGACCTGTCAAAAAAGAAGTTCCTCCTGTATTTCCACTTAACAAATACGACATTGGTATATAAACTCCTGTTTGTCCTATGTTTGCTAATAATTGTGAAGATTCAAGTAAACAACATGGATCAAAAACATGAAAAATATTTGTGTCACCCGTTAATCCTCCAAATACAAGGTCACTTTTGATATTTCCAGGTGATATTAAAAATTTGTAATCAGGAGTTTCCATTATGGGTTTACATATTCATAAAAAATTATCGGTGATGTCGTATCACCAACTCTTTGTTGAGTTGATGTAGAAAAAACCTCATATGTTTTGTTGTTATAATCTAAATTTACTTTGTAATAAAAATAATCAGCATTGTTAAATTGAAATTTATTTGGAGTAATTAAATCTTGTCTTGTATTTGTCATTTGTTTGAAAACTCCTAATCTTGCGTTGAAGAATTTGGCCGTCATATAAAACTTTGAGATATCAATGAAGTTTCTACTTCTTAACCAATAGATGTAAAAACCTTCTTTATCCGCACCAATACTATCTAATATCATGGTAGGTTTTTTAATTTCAACGGAAGGAAGTAAATTATTTAAAACTACTGTTTGTGTAAGTCCTTGTTGTATTGGAAGAATTATAGATAAATATATTTGTTGTGTTCTTTCATCGGGAGTATCATATAAATCAAGTTTAAAAAAAGACTTTGTAAAAGGTTTTGAGAAATAATAAATTTCTTGAGTTGAAAATCCTTCATTCAAATAAGAGCTTGTCCAGTTTCCAACTACGTTTGAAGTTATAGGTTGAGAATCATCATAAAAATTAAATTCATATTTAATATTGTTATCAAAATTAGAAAATATATTGTGGGAAAATCTTGCCACTTCAAAATCCGCCGCAATTCCCGTAACGTCTTTAATTGCGTTTGTTTGATACTCAGAAATACTATCATCTCTACCCATAAAATCCCACTGCATATTGATAGGAATATTCAAATACTTGTCAGTGTCATTTTTTAATATTTTAATTCTACTCGCATTCATCTACTGTTGGTTCTGGTATTGTTGTTGTGTTTATAGGTATACCACCTATTTGAGCATAATCACTTGGGATATTGTAGTTTTCAGGTGTTATTTTGAAAATAGTACCCAAAAAAGGATAATGAGCATCATTCAAGTAAGGGTAGTCAACTCCAATTCCCGATGAGTCAATAAAACCATAAGGATATAAATCTCTCCATCTAAAAAGGGCATTTGTTGTTGAGTAATAAGAATAGTCAGGTATACCAACAACGTTTACAGCACTTCCTTGTTCTATATAGTCAGAATATGCTCTTATTTGAATTGACCTATGTGGTTGATAAAAATAACCATATTGATTGGTTGATGATAATGTAGTTGCTGACAAACTAAACCAGTTTTCGTTATAAGTAATTTTATTTTGGTATAATGAAATTACTCTCTCAAGTTGTTCAAAACTATTCCACTCACAATAATCACCATCGATGGTATCTCCAGTCACAAGAAAATCATTATATAAAAATGGTCCACTTCCGAGTAATGAATTATACTGACTTTGATTTATTTGTGTGTTTGAGTCAACATTATTTTGATCCCACCAAATTTGTGGTTTTCCTTTATCTAAAAAAGTATTGAATTTCCATCCTTGTTTTAACTTTTGAGTCCAACCAAAATATCCTCTCCATAGCGTTGTAATAAACAATTCGCTTATCGGCCTTTTTTGATTATCTCTTAATTTTGAGGTATTAACGTCGCAGTTGAAGGACAAATTATATGATCTAGCCCCTTCTTTAATTGAGGTTCTTTTAAGTTGATTTGGAGTTAATGATTTTACTTCACATTTTTTTTTAACATTATAAATATTTTGTTCAAATCCTGCATTTGTCAAAACAGCACAACTAGAATCTGTGAGTATTTTGTGTTTTCTTACATAATATTCACTAATAGTATCTGCCGAATTTGCAGGATTTAATACTCTTTTGAAGGTTCCTTGGGTATTTGTTATAAAAGTTGTCCCTATATACCCAACATTTCTAATACCAAAAATAAAGTTTTCAGATCCCGAACCTCCATCTCCTAAACTTGAAACTTGAAAAAATGAGTTTCCAAAGTAGTTTAAAGAAAGTAAAACAAATTCACCGACATTCAAACCATGGTTCATAGGGCATGTGAATAATATATCAGTAGTTTGTTTATCAGATCCTACCGTAATCAAAAATGGTAATCCATCTCCTGATTTCCAACTCCAAGAAAAATTTGTATTAGGTTTAATTGCATACATTTGTGCATTGTATTCGTTTGAATAAACATAACTTATATAATGAGACCAGTTATAACTTGATCCGCTTACAGATTTAAAATCGATATGATTGTTCGGGGGTATAGTATATCCTTGGACATCGTTATCCGTTCTAATTAAATCAAACTCAGAGTATTGTGGAAAACCTTCCCATGGTATGTTTGAATTAATTGGTAGTGGTGGAACTGATGGAACATTTCCTTGGGGGTAGTATGATGATGCATTTGCAACTGCATTTGTATAATACAAATTGTCTCTAAAGGGAACATATTTTGTTGATCCTGTAAGTGCATTTTCAAAAATAACCATAAATTTTGTAACAGGTCTGAAAATAAAAGAACGTTGTCTTTCTTCATCAAAAATATCTGCCAAATTTAAATCAACGCTACGATCGAATTCAATTAATTCTCTTTGTTTTTGAATTAAAGGCACGTTCAAATGTTGATCCTGTTTAGGTGCTCCTTTGTATCTTTTTGTTGATAAAATTATATTTGTTGACGGATTTATTTCCATTACTCTTCTGCAGTTAAGACGTATAATTTATAAAATCTGTTTAGTGCGGTTTTTCCATTATTTAAACCAAAATAAAAATGATACGGTGCTCCAACAACTACTGAAGAAGATGTTGTAACTTGTGAGTTTGGCGCTCCTTGGGTAATATTTGCTAAGGGGGTTATTGGTAATGGATTTCCATTAATATCAAAACTTGCAATATATCCGAGTTTAGTTAGATTTGTTTGATATTTTTCAGGTACAGATGTAAAATTTAAATCTTGATATCTTTTTGGAAAAAATCCTGAAGAAGAACTAGCGTTTGTATACCAATTATTATCTTCTGATCCAAATATATTTGGTGTTCCTTGTACATCTTGTGGTGTTTTAATTGACCATCTATAATTTGGGACAATTTGTGATTTTGGATATCCAAATGATTCTTCTATTAATGGATTAAAATTATAAGTTTCAATACCTGGTGACATAATTTTTCTATATCTGAGGTTATCTGTATTTGCTTGAAAAAATAAACCCATTATAGGTCTAACTTTTTTTGGTGGGAGTGATCCTGAATTACCGTTCATATTGTCTCCAAAATAGATATAAGATTGTGAGGGTATATTTTCAGTTATAAAAGGTAAAACTTTCCACTCTGAATTTATTGATAACATTTGTGCAAAATCTCCGTCAATTCTGTCTCCACCTCTATCGCTATTAAAAAATTGAATTATTCCAACCCCTTCTCCACTACTTTGTCCTACGTTAATTGGTAACATTCTATTTCTTGTACCTTCATTTGTAAGTCTTGATAAAAATCCTAATTGTATTATGTCTGAAACATCTTGGTAAGAACTTGTTTTTATTTGATCAACATAATACGATCCAAAAGTTTGTGTTTGGTTGGATGAACAACAAATTTCGTTTGAAAATGAATCTCTTGGTCCTAAATCCACTATTGTTGTTGGAAATTGTATTTGTTTTTTATTATAACCATAATAGTTAACATTATTTAATAATTGTGATGGAGAGTCTTTTCCAACAAAATTAGATCCATTCCAAGGGGAAGATCTATAATAAAAAATATTTGTCAAAGAATTAAATATTATTACATCGTCACAATATTTGTAGTTTGCTGAAGTAATGTTTAAACCAAAAGTATTATTTTTGTTAAAGCTAAACATATATAAAACACCATTAATCCAATTATTTTGAAAAACTTGAGCAAAAATTCCTCGACAAGCCGCGTAATTCATTAAAAATCTTATTTTCCATTCTAAAAACAATTTTATATCGTTTAAAAGTTCGATAATGTATGTTTTATTTATTAAACAATAACATCCTTTAACCATTCTATCATCAGGTATGGAACATTGACCTGGAGGAAGTACACTCACATTGTTTCCTGATCCCTGATAACATTCTAAAGGAACCATTCCTTCACATGTTAAGGTTTGTGTCAATCCTGTTATTGTGTCATTTGAATCTTGTGCTTCTCCAGATCCAGGGTCTGCACCAACAAAAAACGTTGGTGGTGCTGTTATTCCTTTACTTGTAAAAATTGCAAAATTATTGTTTTGGTGTAAAGCATATCCCGTTCTTGTTGCTCCGCCATTTTCAATTCCTGTTGAAGTTGGTAGTCTATCGCTTCTCATTAGTATTTTTGTTGGGTCCGAAAAAGTAATTGGAGGTAACGAATATCTGTAATATGCCGGCGAATAAAGAGAACTTAAGACACCTCCAGCATTATTAGAAGCAAAATTATTATTTGTACTTAAAGACTTGTAATATTGGCTAATTTGACATAAGTTATTACATGTGGGTGTAGTGTCAGTAAATAAAGTGTAGGTAAAATTAGTATTGTTATTTGATAATCCTACAAAAGTTCCACCACCAATATAATCAGGTTGATTTTGTGGTAAAGTATAATAACTAGACTGTAATAATCCATTTGGTGTAGATAAAGAACCAATATTTTGCCAGTTCATAAAAGGTGCCGAGACGTATGATAATGATATCGTATCGTCTGTGCTCAAATAATAATAAGGTAAGTTTGATGTGAATTGTGTATAATTAGATTGAGTTATATTAAAACTATAAGAAGGAAAATATAAATAATTATCAGTATTATCAGTTGTGTTGTGGCTTCTTGGTTTAGTTCCTGATGGATATGCTTGAATTGGTACATTTAAGTAATAACTTCCTTCTACTTCTACATTTCCAGCTGTTGTATACCCAAATATTGATGACAAATCATATCTAATAGTTTGTTTGGGTGTGTGAGGATCTACACCTCTTGTAAAAATACACACCTCAAATGATTTATATCCAGACATAAGTCTTAATACATCATTTATTGTCCATGCACTAAATTGATTTGTGAAATTTATAGCACCACAATCAGGAACTGCTATTTGAACATTATGAAATAAATATTCTGAATTATATGATCCCAAAGTTGTCAAAGATGTATTTTCAAAGTCAGAAACTGTGATTCCTGTTATCAATTGATAATATTCCATGTCAATTGCGTATTTCAAATAATCTTGTTCTACTAAAGAATTACCAACAACTGGCAATTGAGAAACTTGTGGAACATCAATTATAAAATTTGCCGTCAAAGGTGTTTGTCCAGTAGGGTCTGTTGGGTCTGCAAAGTTTACAACTACATTTGTTTGGCCTGTTATTGTTGTTCCTGTTATTGCTTTATTATTAAATTGATTGTTTGTTGATCCTGTTAGGTTAAGTGTTCTATTTGTTGATCCAGAGTCGGTATATTTTGGATCTTGAAAGGTACATAAATTACCAACCCCAATTGAGCTAGTTGTTCCTGGATTCATCAAAACTACTATCACTTGGTCTTTAAATTTCGCGCTTTGTGGATTGGTGTTTATTGAAGGATTTACCCATGTTGATATTTGATTTTTACCCGTAAAATACTTATCTCTTGTATTAAATTCATTTAATTTTTGAGGAAAAGTATCTGTTAGAGGATATGCAAAATATCTTTTGTCAGCATTAAAAGCATCTTTTTCACCGGCCCATAGAAATGGTTGAGGAGCATGTAACAAATAAAGTTCATTATTGAATAATCTGTTTGGATTATTTGAGCTCAATACATCATATCCTGATATTGTTCTTTTAAGGTCTAAACTTGCTTGTACAACAACATCGTGTGAAATTTCGTTGTTGGCTAACAAAGTTTGAAATGATTTAAAATTTCCACCAAATCCAGGTCCGCAATCATAAGGTTCGCTACCGTCGGCACGTTTTTCTATATTTGGATGAGTGATATTATATAAGTTAGCAATATTGACTGGTGCAATCGGGCTGTTTATAGTAGTCAAAGTTACATTATATGGTAAATTACCTCCACCACTATTATTATTTGAGGAAGATGGTACTGGTAATTGACTTCCAGTATCTTGAGCTTGATCAGTTCCACAGTTACATTCACAACTTGTACAATCAGGATATGATATCATAGGAAGACCTATTCTTGGAAAACTAGGTATTTCTTTATCTCCAAGGTCAAATATATCTTTTATAATATCAATTATTAATTTGATTATTTCCCAAATAAAAGCAACAATGTGAATAACAAATATTAATAACATAATTGGCCAAGCTAAAATGTTCAATAAAAGATTTACAATAAAAAATAAAAAATCGAAATTTCTAATTATATCATTGACCGGAAAAGTACTAACGGTTGATTTACAACTTCTATTGTCTATTTCTTTTATTCCTAAGTGTTTAGCTCTTCCTAAACCTTTTTTATATCGATCTAAAAACAAGGCGGTTGTGTAAACTTTATTAAAATAAAATTCATAAAATGTATCTTCACAATTAATTGCATCTTGAATGTTTACATAATCGTCCCAATCGGTACTAAATGCATATGATTTATAAAGATTAAATAATTGAAGTGGTATTTGTGTAAAAACTATTGATTGTGGTTGAGTTGGGTCTATTGGTGTTGCTATAATTTGTAGGTTATCACCATTATTTAAAGTTATTGTATTTAAGGTCCCCAAGTAAATTGATCCATTGATTAAAATCTGAAAAGATTCTACATTTGTTGCTTGAGGATTTGCTAAACCTGCTTGAGTTAAAAAAAGAATTGTGTTTCCTGTTATAACACCTACAGGTAATTGATATGTATAAGTTCCAATTGATGAAGGGTTAAATGGGTCGCTAGATGAATTTGTCCAACCATATTCTTTGATGTTTGGAACTAAAAAATCCGCTCTCATGAAACTATTTTTTAGCCCTTGTTCGTTTTGCCATCTAAATTTGAATCTATATTTTCCTTTAGTAGGTATTCCTTTTTTTGGATCGTTAGAAATTACTTGTTGTCCAAATTCGTTTGTAAAGACATAATCAAGGTTCATTGGAACATTTAGTAAATAAGTTCCGTCTCCATCGATTACTTTCCCATCTTCGTCTACTTGATACTTTTCTAAAATTGGAAATCCGTTTTGATCTAAAAAAATTGTTTGTCTTATTGCTTGAATTTCTCCTGGTCCTGCTACAATCTCACATAAATTTCCGGTATTATTTTTTGGTCTACAATTAACTTTCAAAGCGTCATCATCCGTTGTTGATATAATTGACCCCATAAATACTGCGGTAGGCTCTATTGTTATGTTTGCTTGTTTTGTTAAGTCAAAATCAACCCTTGTTATACCAACTTGACAAAGGTCCGCATCTCCCCAAAAAGGTCTAACATCAACATCAAAAACTAAATTTTTAATTTGTGGTAGTTCATTTAAATTTGTAGAAGATTTAAATCTGGCTCCATTTACTTGAGTTTCAGTTGCCAATCCTTGTCGAATTAAGTCTTGAGGTGAAAGTGAAAAACAACCAATATCCGATAAGTCGACATCCATGACAATTGTTTGTGATCCAACAGGAACTCCAAAAATCATAAAATCACCACTTTCGTTTGTAGTTACTGTAAATCTATAATATTTGTCAAAAACCTCAATATAAGATCCGTCCATTAAAACATCCCCTTTATTGGGAAAAGAACCTGTTGATACATGACCATTGTAAGATGGTAATTTGGGTAAAAGATTATATCTATAACCATCTTGGTTCGCGTCACTTATGGTTTTATATGGATATAATTCTGTAATTACTGGATCTATTTCATCTGTAGGTTCTAAAGGAATAAAAACCGATACTTTGGCATTTGGTAATCCAAAACCACCGTTTACAAATACTCTACCTGTTACAACTCCGTAATCAGAACAAAAACGAGTATACACATCGTTTGCCAAAATTTTTAAAGAAAGTATTTCTAACTGTTCCCAATCTTGTTCTAGATTAACATTAATATACTTGTCAACTCCAACTTGAGTTCTTATTCTATATGATTTGGGCATTTAATTTTGATTTTTTTTGATAAATAGTTTATTTGCCATTTTCAAAAAAATAGTTTGATTATAAAAAAAATAAATCTTTATGAAAAATTGACAGAAGTTAGATTTAATACCCTAACATTTATATCTTTATTTGGATACCTAATTTGATAAACCTGTGTTGGTGTTGCAAACAACGTATCGGCCGTTGGTCTGATTTGTCTTAACACGGGATCTGAATATGGCATTGAGGTTTGAGACGAAGAGTATTGACCCCCAACTTGATTGAAAAATTGAATATCTGATATGCTAACTATTCCGTTTTCTGCCTGTATTAATCTTCTTAATTCCGAAATATTTACGTTTTGTCCTAACTCTCTAACCAATGGATTAAAATAGTTTCCTATTATTTGAATTGTTTTTGCAACAATCGATCCTTGATTTTGGCTGTTATCCAACACAACATCAACAACAACAGATAAATCAATTGTATCGGCAGCTTCGATAGAAATATAATCATTAATCATTCTATAATTTGATAGATAATTTGCGATATTTTGTTTTAAAGTATTTGACACAACATTTGTCAATGTCCCATTAGTGTCATAAGATAACATTTTAATTCTTATTTTATTGTTCTCTTCAGTAATTGCAACTTTAGCTGGGGCTCCAAACTGTGCTGGCATTGTTCTTAAAATAGAATTATAATCATTAACAGTGACCGCTCTGTTTTGTGCGGCAAAATTGAAAGACACTAAGTTTCTTACGTCTTCTGTTGTTGGTGGATTTGCCCCTCCAATTGCTGCCGTTACATTATTACATCGTAGACTATTAATAACACTTCTATTTACACTATCAGAAGGACCATTTACGGCAAATGAAACGGTTCCAATTTGATTAATAGTATTAATTCCAATATTACTTGATAAACCACCACCTATTCTATATTGAATAAATAAAGTTGTATTTGGAGTTAAGGCCGCCCCTAAAGCATAATTATTTGTGTACCTACTTAAATCAAAACCTTTTCCGTCTCTAGCAAATTCTCGTAATTGTTCTTCGGCAGATATATTTCCTCCACCAAAAGTAAGTTTACAATAACTTTCTGGTGTAAACTCAGATATAAATTTATTTGATGTTGTTATATATCTTCCTACTTTAATTCCTGGTTGATCAGAAACTTTAGTAGGATCCTCAATAAAAACCCTATCTTGAACTAAAGCGTCTACTTCATACCATCTTTCTGGTCCTAATGTTAAAAAATCTTGAGGATTTGGAATTGTAGAGTATTGTGTTCCAGATTTTAATAAAACACTTGTAATTCCTAAGACATTTTTTTCAGGTAAAAACAATTCAAAATATGGTTTTACATCATTTGGTGTTATTGTTCTTTTAAAAACTTTTGTTATTCCATTAACAACAACTTCTCTTTTTACAATTGTATAGTTCAACAACTTTCCGCTAGAATCAAAATTAGGTATTTTAACTCTATTTGGTGATCCTTCGGCGTTGATTGCGGACGCAAAATCTATGTCATAAACGGTTTCAAAAGGTTGTCCACCACCATTAACTTGAGATCCTCTACGTAAAACGCCACAATATCTTAAATCTTCTCTATCTCCAAAAGCCGGAACTGTTATTGAAAAATCTACCAAAGCCACTGATGGCCTTTGTCCCGGAACTTTAAGTCCATAAGTTCTAGCAATATTATAAATAGAATTTTTTTGTTGTGCAAACTGTAATACAGTTTCTTGAATGCTTCTATCAATTTGAAAATTTAAATTGTCTGTAACTGCCGCATTCATGTCTAACATTACTGAAAAAATACCAGCGTCGTTAAAGTTTTGAATTAAATCAGGATAATAAGTTCTTGTGAAATTTATCAATTCGGTTCGAACTCCTTGGAAATCTCTTACAGTATAGGATATTTTTTTTTCAGCCATATAATATTAAATATTGATAATAACAAAATCTTGTGATTCAAATGCAGAGTCGGTTATTCTATAGTCAATTTTGATTCTTGCGGTGTGTTCTAATGTTGCAATATTTGTAACTTTAAACTCTCTTTCCCCATATTGATTTACGGTCTCACCTTTATTTTCCAATCCTTTTGATGCAGGTTCTACGGATATATTTGTTACTTGTAAGTTTGGCATATATGTTCTAATAGAATTTTGAATTTCTGATTCGATATCAGAAAAAGTTGGTCCGTCTAAAGGTTCAAATATATATTCGTAAAGTCTTGATCCAAAATCAGGTAAAAAATACCTACTTCCTTTTCTTGTTAAAAGTAAGTGAACCAAATTGCTTCTTATTTCTGCTTCAGTTGAACTTGTAACATCCAAATATCTTCCAGTAAATGAATCAACGAAAGGAAAAGAAATTCCATAAGTTATACCATTAGCCATATCACATATAAATATAGGTTAGGTTTTTTTTTAGTAAAAATTAGTTCAAAACTTTATTCATCAATATTTTAAATTATTGCAATAATTTTTCCGTTTAGCAACTTGATGTCATTTTTTTCAAATTCAAACTCAACAAATTTTTGATTAAGTATATATTCTTTGATAAAATCGTTAATCGGATAATAACTCAGACAATCGACGATTGGACTTGTTGATGATTTATACTTATAATAACCAACTTCATATCCCCATATCATCAATGAATTTTTTGTGGGACTTTTTATAAGAAGATTTACTTTCGTCATATGCATCGGTTGTATATTGCCAATTCCAATATAGTTTTTTATTAGGTTTGAATCCATAAAATTTGTGAACTTCCATTTGTGTTTTTGTAACATTTTCTCCATTCCAATTTTGTCCAACACAAATAAAACCAGTTTCAACATCCTTAACAATATTTTTTTCACCAAAAGTGGTATGTCTATTTTCAATCCAATTAAGTCTTTCTAATAAATTTTGATAAAACATATTTGCCTGTCCCCATCTTACTGAACTGAAAAATATCACAGCATTTGACTCGAATAATTCTTTACTTACCTTCCAAAGTTCATCTGTTTTATTATTTAAACTTGCCCAACATCTATGATAACCTGATGGATTTTTTTTATCGTCTTTAAGTAATGACTTTAATATACCACAACTATTTCCTTCTTTTCTTGAAACATTCCCTTCACAAGGAAATATTTTAAGTTCTGATACGTCCATAAACACAGATTTTTTTCCAAGTTCTTCATTCAAATACATTCCAAGAATCTTAGATTTTGGAACGTCTATGTTTTTTGAATCCCAATTAAATCTGTTTGAACAACTTAAAAGTAAAACTTTATCTTTTTTTTGTAAAATGTCTAAAGTTTGTTTTAATTTTTTAGCACCGTCTTCTTGGACAAGTTCTTCCAAGAGCATCATTTTTCTGATTTTTTGAATTTCTTCTGAAATTAGGTTTGACATAAAAATAAATAGTTTGTGTGACTAAAAAATTTATAGAAATAAAAAAACCCTCCTTTTTTAAGGAGGGTTACAAATTAATATCTTCTTCTATAATTTCTTCTTCTATATCTTTCGTTTAATTTTTTTAAAGATCTATCGACATAACCTTCTTCGTCATCAATCTCATTACCTTCTGAGTCAAAAGTTCTTAATTTTCCGTCTACAAATTTTTTAGTTCTTAAGTTTGTTAAATTAGCCCTTCCTTCTTCAGAACCCATAGAGTCTAAATTTGTCTTTGGTATTCCCCCATAAATTGGTTTATTCGACATGTAACTACCTTGCGATCTAAATGATGAGTCATCATCATTTTCTTCAACTTCAGGATCTTCTTCCAACAATTTAGCAAGGCCAATAAGTAAGGTTGAGACTCCCCAACTTGCTGCAAATCCAAGGGCCATAGGAGCACCTACACCAGTTGCGGTTAGAAGACCCCCAATAGCAATAGCAGCAGGAACACCTCCCCAGTTACCAAGATTTCCTGCACCTATGGAGTGTAATATATTTGCCACTTTATTTCTTGGGCTTTCGTCTTCTGTCATTTCACCATTCATATTCGATCCAACTTTAGATTCGATTGCGTTGTGAACTTCTTTTGGTGAAGAATATGCATCCACACCCAAGTTGTCTAAAATTTTTTGTAACTTTTCTTTATCTTCAACTGTTAGATTTGAATAAACATCTTCAATTTTCATTTCAACTTTTGGGTTTTCAATGGCTTTTTCTACTTTGTGAGACATTTCTGTGTCTTCATTTTCTTTGATAACTCTTCTAACAATACGAGTTAAATCACTTTCCGTTAATCTTATAATTCTTTTCATAACTTTTTTAATTTACTAATAAATATATCAATAAAAAAAAAATCACTAATTTCTTAGTGATTTTCTACAATTTTATTTCCTTTAACATATTTTGGTTCGTATGGACAATTTAAACATTTCGATCCACAACAAAAACCCCTTTTTATGTGATAAGATTTGGTCATAACAATTTTCCCGTTTTCATTTTTGTAAAAATCAGGTTCAGGAGATTTTTTTAGTGTCTCCTGAACATATAATTGTTGTATCCAATCGTTTGATGCTTTTATTGTCATTTGTATTAAGTATTTTCTTTTTTATTTTCAACAACTAATTTAA